ACCGATAAGAGAAATAACAAAAAAGTATCAATGTAGTTTCGGATCGACTATTTCCTACATGTTAGCACAAGCAATTTATGAGGAAGTTGATGAAATCTCATTATTCGGGGTTACGCTGGATGCTAAGGATGAATACGTACACCAGAAACCTTCGGCTTATTTTTGGATAGGGGTTGCTAGTGCGCTGGGTATTAAGACAACTGGCTTACTGATCGAAGAAATGTACGGACTTAGACAAAAGTAAAACAATATGCTAAGCTATGCGCGGCAAACCTGCCCAGCAATAAAGCAATAAGCAAAAGGATACTAAAATGACTACCTCAATACATGGCCGAGTTTTACAACAAGGCAACAAAAACCAAATGATGTCACGAGACATCGACATTACGCAACCATGTGCAGATGCATCTATCGTAGTAGGCGCGGAAAGCACAAACGTAAGAGCAATTACAATTCAACTAAAAGATTCAAACGGTGAAGACATTGACTATGTGGAAGAAGTAGAGCTAGTCCTATTTCTAAACGCTGCTCGTACTGCATATGTGGTAACTGGTGGTTCTACAGGGATTGCAATCGGCACAGATGGCGCGTTATCAACTATTGTTGCCAAGAAAGTCTTTAGGGCGACATCAGAAGCAGATGGTGATCTAGACCTAACATGGACGGACACAGGAACAGAAGCAGCGTTCTTAGGTGTTAAGCTTCCCGGTGGTCGTATCGTAATGAGCGACGCACTAACAAACTCATAAGATAGGGCCGGGTGGTTCGCTGCCCGGTTTACCCACATGTTAACAATTATATATTTATGGTTTATAATAGGCATAACACTAGCAGGATTGATAGGAGTGAGTGATGATTAACTTAATGAATAAATTTATATCGTGGTTATATATTCACAGGCTATACGGAAAACGTTGTTCTGATGTCGAGCCGGAGTGTATCTCTTGCGCTAAATGGATAGAACATGATTACTTGTTTGGGGGAGATTGATAGATGGATAATGTTAAAAAAGAATTAGAAGTCATGCAGGCACATTTACATATAGTTATGAACCGACCTAGAACAGCACCGATAAACTCAACCATGAAAGATATAGGTGGGACTGTATTGGATATATTAGATATTCTAATTAATGATAGAAACAACAACACAAACCATAATTTCGATGAACAGTTTAAGATGCTTGAAAAAGCGCGGACAAAACCAAACAAGCAAGAAATAGAAAATGCGAGAAAGTACGGCGGTATCAAAGACATATGTAAACAGGTGGTACATGGATAGTGTTTGGATAGAGATACAAGATTCAGCGGTAGATTTAATGTCTGTTGTAAGCTTTAAAAAACATAATTATGATATACGGGGAGAAGATAGGTTTACTCTTTCTTTAAATATGATTAATCGTGTTGGTGAAGACATTATGTTCTCGAATAAAAAAGATAGAGACGAAGCATTTACACAATTATTAAAATTACTTCAAGGGTTATAAATAATGGCAGCACCTAAACATAACAAGTCTAAACCTGATAGTCCTGCCTATGAAAGAACAAGGTCTAAAATACAGGCTACCCAGTTAGTAAAGCGCCTTGAGAACTATGCACTTAGTAAAAATGATGATCAAGGTAATCCTGTAGTGTTAGATAGCACTAGGATTGCGGCTATTAAGATACTATTAGACAAGAGCTTACCTAACTTACAAGCAACTGAATTAAGTGGACCAGATGGGAAGCCTTTAGACACAGCAATGAAGGTAACGTTTGTAAACCCTAAGAAATGATCAATCTAGAAATAAATAATAAGTTCGAGCCTTTTGTAACAAGGCATAAGCCGTTAAAGGTTTTAATAGGTGGCCGTGGTTCAGGTAAGTCCATTGGTGCTTGTGATGTAATGATTGGTTTAAAGATGGGTGTAGAGGGTGAGAACATCCTTTGCTTACGTGAATATCAGAACAGCGTTAAAGATAGTATCCATAACGAAATGACTAAGAGCGTTGAAGAACGTTGCGGGTTTGAGGATTGGACTATTCAGAGAGATAGTATCATCTCGCCTAACGGAGCTTACACCACTTACAAAGGTGCTAACCGTGATCCTAACAGCGTTAAATCAATGACAGGGTATAAGTTCGCATTATTTGATGAGGCACAAACAGCATCAGCAAACAGCATAGAGAAACTAATCCCCACAATTTTACGTGAGCCTGGTAGAGAGTGTTGGTTCATAGCTAATCCAGAAGCAAGTGGTGATCCTTTTAGTCAAAGGTTTATTGTCCCGTATTTAAAACAATTAAATGAACATGGTTATTACGAGGACGACATGCATATGATAGCTGTTGTTAACTGGCGTGATAATCCTTGGTGGAATGACGCACAGGAAATGGTTAGATCACATGACTTTAGAACAATGAGTAGAGCTAAGTATGATCATGTATGGGAAGGAGCTTTCAATGATGAGGTTGAGGATAGTATTATTCTAGCTGAATGGTTTGATGCCGCTGTTGATGCTCACCTTGATCCGAAGATTAAAGACTCCTTTACACCACATGGAGCTATTGTTGTTGCTCACGATCCTTTCGATGATGGAGGAGATGCCGGAGGTTGCGCTGTTAGACACGGTAGCATAATCAAAGAGGTTAGGTCTAAGACTGAGGGGACTATTGATGAGGTATGTGATTGGGCCACTGACATAGCTATTAAAGCGGGTGCTGATTGGTTTGTGTGGGATGGTGATGGAATGGGTACAGGGTTACGCAGGCAAATATCAGATAACTTCGCAGGCAAGAAAACCAAGTATCATATGTTTAAAGGTAGTTTGTCCGGCAAAGGCCAAGACCACGCAGAGGAAACTTATTTACCTGTTGATGGTGATGATGATACAGACACACCTAAAACCTACATGGATACGTTTAAGAACAACAGAGCGCAGTATTATACAGACCTTGCAAGACGGTTTGAGAATGTTTATAAATGCAGAATTAAAGGCAAGTACATTGATCCTGCTGAGATGATAAGTTTGAGTTCTGATGGAATTGATGATATGGTTGGGCTTAGATCACAACTATGTAGGATACCAAGAAAGCCAAACGGCCAGGGTTTAGAGCAAATAATGAGTAAACAGGACATGAAGAAGCTAGGTATTAATTCACCGAATGAAGGTGATAGCGTCATGATGTGTATGTTTATGCCTCCTACTAAAAAAGTAATTATTAGACCAACAAAACGTAAAGCGGTGTATGTACCATGACAAAGTTATCAGACAGTGAGATTTTAAGTTTAATTCGTTCAGAGTCAGCCAATACTATAGGAACCTCTGACGGTGACAGTCAATTAGGACGGGATAGATCAAAGTCTATTGATTACTATCATGGTAAAATGGATGACGCGCCCCATGATGCAGGCTGGTCTGGTGTTACAACAAAAGATGTATTCTTAACAATAGAATCTGCTCTCCCTGATATTATTGAAATATTTGAATCTACTGAGGACATCATGGAGTTTCGCCCTGAAAGCGAGGAAGATGTAGATAAGGCGCGACAAGAAACTGATGTTGTTAATTATATTTATAACGTGGATAACCCGGGGTTCCTTAACACATATACATTCTTTAAAGATGCTTTGATGGTTAAGAATGGCTTCATGATGGCTAATTGGGTTGATAGTGAAGAAGACACAGAGGAACATTACTTCGAGCAATCAGATGATGACCTAGCTTTACTAGAGGCTGAAGAAGATATTGAGGTTATTGAGGTTGAGACAGAAGTTAAGACCGTTGAATTAGGTGAGGGTTTGCCTGATGTTCAAGTTAAAACTCACATGGTAATAGCTCGAAGAACTAAAGACACATCAAAAGTTGTTGTGCAGGCATTACCACCAGAAGAAGTTTCTGTTAGCCGCGAAACCACAGATTTACAAAAGACAGCTTTAGTTCGACACCAACCTAAAACAACCACAAGGTCAGATTTGTTAGAGATGGGCATTGAACCATCAAAGGTTTCTGGATTGCGCAGAGTTGATGAACAAGATAGCGAAGAAGAAATTGCTAGGGATACACTAGACCAAGACGATATTAGAGATACATCTACAAATATCTCAATGCAGAAAGTTGACGTTGCTAATAATTATATTCGTATGGACGCTAGAGGCGATGGCCGCGCTGAACTATGGCAGGTAATGACAGGCAATGATGATACTGTTATGCTGTTTAAAACAAGGCTTGCACGTGTTCCTATCTCCACAATAACGCCTACAATTCAAACACACCAGTTATACGGAACTTCGTTAGCTGATCAAGTGATGGACCTGCAAAGGATTACAACATTCTTCACGAGGGCTGCTATTGATAACGCTGCTGCGTTAAACAACCAAAGGCCTATTGTTAGCACAGACCAACTTGCGGACAGCACATTAGATGATATTCTAACCAATAGTCCTAGCGCGCCAATTTTAGTAGAAGGTGACGTAAGGACAGCTTTGCAATATGCGCCTAACAATATTATCGCTGGTGATATGATTGGATTGATTGGTTACTTCGATAAGGTACGGGAAGAAAGAACAGGCATCCAACGTAGTGGTCAG